TATATGGAATTATATATATTATTTGTGAATAATGCTAATTCTAGTTCATCCTCGTGTATGTTATGAAATGCTGCTATATATTTACAAATAGTTGGAATAATTTCATATTTTTGCGATTCTGTTAATATATTTGTGAATTTAATGAAAATAAAATAATTATCTAAAATATCCATAACTGAATATCCTTTATCATATATTTCATAGATCAATTTAATAGCTTTATGTAAATTTTTATTTAATATTTCTCTTGTATATTCTTCAAAAATTAAAAAACTGATATTTGAGCATATATTGTCAGCAATTTGTAAATCAATTGGCAAATTTAATAATTTTATTTTTTCCAAATAATTAATTAATATTTTTGCTGATCCATTGCTAATATTTAAGAGAAAATTTTGAGCTTCGTGTGAAATATTAAGATTTTCATTTGCAATTATTGTATTCATAAGTTGATTTAATTGTATTAACTCGTGTGAATGAATTTTAATAATATTAAATCTTGATTGTAATGTTTCTATGACTTTTTGTGAATTAGAACAAGTTGCGATAAAATGTACATTTGTGCTATATTTATCGATGAAATTTCTAAAAACTTGCTGACTTTGTTCTCCTATTAAATCAATATCATCTAATAATACAATTTTTTTCTTTCCATTGATGGATGAATGTGTTTGACAAAATGTTTTCACATCATTTCTGCAAAAATTAATTCCTTGTTCTTTAAGAGAATTAATAGGAAGTATATTAGATGAATATAGATTAGTAGGAATATTTTTATAATATTCTCTTATGAGAGCATTTAAAAATGTGGTTTTTCCGGTGCCAACATCTCCTATGAATAATATATTTAATTTATTTAATTTAATTAGTTCATACAATGTATTTATGACTGATGAATTAATTGTAAAATGTTCTAATAATTGAGGTTGATATTTACTTAAAAATAATTTATTTGAGTCATTAATATTTTCGATGTGATTTATATTTTCCATATTATTTAATATGTGTCATTTTTTTAAGTTCATCCAACAAATAAAATATAATAAATTATATAAATTATGATTAAAAAAAAATATTATGAGATATTGGAAATTGAAAGTAATTCTACTCCTGATGATATTAAAAAATCATATCGTAAATTATCATTATTACATCATCCCGATAAAAATGGGAATAGTGTTGAATCAATAAATAAAATACAAGATATAAATGAAGCATATGATGTTTTAAGTGACCCTGAAAAAAAAATGATGTATGATAATGAATCAAATGGTCAAATGAATGGAATGATGTTTCCTCCTGATATGCCAATGGATTTTCAAAATATATTAAGTAGCATGTTTCAAATGAATGATTTTGGTAGTGATACGCATACATTTCGCGTATTTTGTAATGGAAATGGTCCGCCAAATTTTATTCGTGCTCCTCCATCAATAGTAAAAACAATATTGATTCCCTTTGAGAAAGTTTTATTTAATTTAAAAATGCCAATTGAAATAATTAGATTTGTACAAGATCAGCATCAAAGAATTCAAGAAACCGAAACTATTTACATTGACATTCCAAAAGGAATAGATGACAGTGAAATCTTAGTAATAAAAGAAAAAGGTAATGTAATAAATAATTTTAGAGGAGATGTAAAAATATTTATAAAAATAGAAAATAACACTGAATTTAAACGTGTTGGATTAGATTTAGTATATAATAAAACTATTACTTTAAAAGAATCATTGTGTGGTTTCACATTTGAATTAAAATATTTAAATGGAAAAACATATACTATAACAAATTCAAATACAATTGGTCATGTAATTTATCAAAATTATCAGAAAATGATTCCAAATATGGGATTAGAAAGAGATAATCATGTTGGAAATTTAATTATATTTTTCAATATTAAATTTCCCGAACAATTAAGTGAAGATGTTTTAGAAGAATTAAAAAAAATAAATTTTTAAGACATTGAATATAAATTTATGTCTTTATATTGTTTTCTTAATAATATATAATAATGTCATCAATAATAGATAAATTTAAACGTGATAAAATTTCAGCATTAGTAAATAATTTTAATGTTACAATGAATCAGTTAAATAATTCTTTATCAATCAATATTAAAATTATAAAAAAGTCACGTATCCAAAATAAATCAAAGTTAATTCAAAGAATTATAAATAATTACAATAATAATATTAAAATTATTAAAAATAAATTAAATGATGATATTAAAAATATTAATAATTTTATGGGAAATTTTCCAACTACATTTAAAAATAAAAAAGCATTACTGATAGGGATTAATTATTTAAATACTGAATATGAATTAAGTGGATGTATTGCCGACACTGAAAGAATGAAAACATTTTTAGAAACTAAAGGATTTAATAATTTTGACATGATGAGCGATTTAACTGAAATTAAACCTACACGTTCTAATATATTTAACAAAATTATAAATTTTATTAATAGTTCAGTTGATGGAGATTTACTGTTTATACATTTTAGTGGTCATGGAACTTATACATATGACACAAATGGTGATGAAATTGATGGAAATGATGAATTGATAGTTACATCTGATTTATCTTATATAATGGACGATGAATTAAAAACACTAATTAATCAATTTTCTAAAAAAAATGTTTCAATCATTGGTTTATTTGATAGTTGTCATAGTGGCACAATTATGGATTTAAAATATAATTATAATTATTTGGATAATAAATATATTGAAAATGTTAAAAATAGTGAATGTAATGGAAATATATTAATGATTAGTGGATGCATGGATGATCAAACAAGTTCCGAAGCAATTATTAATGGTTCTCCTCAAGGTGCTTTAACTTCATCATTTATTGAAGTAATGTCTTCAAATTTAAATTGTTCATGGAAAGAATTGATGTGTAATATGAATAATTTATTAAAATCAAATAATTTTACACAAATACCACAAATATCTACGAATGTATTTTGCAACATTGATGGAAAAGTATTTTAATTTTAAAATATTTAAAATAATTCAAACCATTATTTTTATACAAATAAAATATAAACTTAATTATAAATCTTATATTTTGGAAACAAATAAATTATAATTGGCAAAATATCGGAAAAAAAATGTGATATTGGTGAATTAAACGAAGAATAATAATTAAATGATGATGTTTTAAATTGTTGACTGCCATTATCAAAATCTTTTTTTAATATTTCAACTTCAGAGGAAGAACGTTTGTTTATGTCATATGTTTCGAAAACATAATATTTGAACGGATTATGTAGCAAACTATTTAAAAATAATCGTTTAATCCAAATAATATTATTTTCATCTATATATTTGTTATCTTTTATATTTATTAAATCACCTACAGGAAAAATATTATATTTATTTCTATTTACATGTTGTTTAAATGAAGGTATTTTTAAATAATTTAAATATAAAATTAACACAATAATAATAAATGCGATATTTTGTATCGAATTATATTTCATTTTTATTATATTTCATTTTTATTATATTTCATTTTTATTATATTTTATTATTAAAAAACATTTCAAATTATGTAAACAAATATTATTGTTTATATAATTAATTTTATTATGCGATTCTACGACTGGCAATCGCACTGCTAACTATGTAAATCGAATTTTCAGTCATCACAATGTATTCACTTCCCGATCTATATAACTTAGCAATTGGACTGGTATATTCTTCAGAAGATTTAACAAGCATTTTTTCATTATTTTCCCTAACACCAATTAATGCTTTTCCATCTAATGAATCCATCCAATAGTCAAGTAGGATTGGTTTATCCTCGCCGATTGATAGTCTACCTGCGTTTTGAAATGTGACATCACTCGGCAATCGTGGTGATTGTGATTGGACAGCAACGTGTGTTGATGTTGGTGGTTGAGGAGGTGATTGTTGTTGTTGTTGTTGTTGTTCTGCTGGTTTTTTTTTAAGTTCGGAACTCATTTTGTTTATATAAATAAAAAATATTTGCCTTTAAGTTCTTTTTTCAACAATTTATTTAAATTAAAATACTTTTTATAAATTAAATAGCAATTTATTATAAATGACCAAGACTGAAATAAATGATACTAAATATAAGTTAACTAATACTAATAATTATAATAATTATTTAATTTGCAATTTGAAAGAAATTGTTGATAATTATATTCATATTTTATTAAATTATATTTTGCTATTTAATCAAAAAATAAATACAAACGCAAATACAAACATAAATTCAAATATAAAATTTTTTATTTTAAAAAAAGGAATTTCCGCAATTAATCATATATTTTTATTTATTTTATATTATACAAAAAATTTAGAAGTTACTTTTTATCATTCACAAAATTCTTATGTATTTTATCTTGAATTTATTGAACAATTAAATTTTAATTCGACATCCGATTATATTAAATTAACTTTAAATGACGCAATTATGTTTGTTTATAAAAAAAATATTTTTAGTATAAATAATTCAATTAGCAACGTAACTGATCAAGAAAAAGAAATATTCGGACAAATTAAAGAATTGTTAAAAATATATTCTGAAATAATTAATATTTTTATCACTGATGAAGATTTTAATTTAATTCAATTGAAAAATATAATTAACAATTTTCAATCAAATATTTCTTTAAAAATAAAAAATAAAAATATTATGAATTCAATTTATCATTTTTTGAATATGTTGTATATATTAGACGTATCTAGTTCTCAAAAAAATAATTTATTATTTCTATTTATTAATGAACTTAATTCAAAAAAAAATATAAATTTTTCATTATTAAAAAATAAAATTAAAACATTTGATTTTATTGATAATATTAATCCACTTGACATAATTAATTTATTATTTGATTAATTATTTATTTATCTTCCATTGATATTAATTATTGATCCACCATGTTCTTCCATTGATATTAATTTTTTCACCAACTTTATATACTTTCATATTTCTTATTTCATATAAATTTTCAAACCATCCTTCAATAAAATCCTTCATTTCTTCACATTTATTTAATTCTGATTCATATAAAATTTTGATTTCTTCTCGGGTTTCAATCATAGAAGTTGCCAGATTTGATAAATCTTGATAATTAGCTGAATCATCGGGTCTAAGCCCTGCTCTATGTAATATTTCCGATCCCCAGGCAACACCAATGCCAGAAATTTTATTTTGGTTTATTAAATAAGGCCCTAATTTGCCTCTTAATTTACTTAATTTATTTACAAAATCATTCAATTCTTCCAATGTAGCACTCATATAATCAATTATTGATAATGCTAAATCATCTTGAATATTTTTGTATATTTCATTTTTTCCAAATATCCAATTTTCTTCTGTTGGTTTGTATAATTTATTATTTTCATCAATTGAAATTGTTCCATTTAATCCAAAACTCCAAATTGTAATATCGTTTGATTGATTGTAGTCGGATTGAACAATTAAATGTTTTCCAATTGAGTTAGATATATGTTTGCCATAGTATCGGCAAATAGCTTTATTTAAAATCCAAACTTCAGGACCTTCTGGCATTGTTATTTTAATTTATTAGAACAAATAAATTAAAATATATTTTCAATTTTTATTACATTGTTAAATTATTAAATATAATTTTATAATGGAATTCATTTATTTTTTGATTAAATTTATTTTTTGATTAAATTTATTTTTTGATTAAATTTATTTTTTGATTAAATTTATTTTTTAATAAATGCGAATATACCTGAATATAATTTTATGAATATAAAGAAATATGAATAAACAAACGCATTGTCCTAAATCCGGAATAAAAATTCACGAAACAACTAGTCAACCATTAATTCAAACATCAAAACACCCATCAAAACACCCAACAAACCAATCATCAAGAAAAGTTGATTATTATGATACTCCCATGTCTGAATTAGATTTAAATTTAGATAATTATTCATTGGCAGATTTATTTAATTTATTCAATGTGCGTGTTGATACATTGACAGAAGATGTTATGAAAAATGCCAAACAAATAACATTAAAAATGCATCCTGACAAATCACAATTAGATCCAAAATTTTTTATATTTTTTCGCAACGCATATAACCGTTTAACTGAAATATACGAATTTCAAAATAAATCAACAAACAAACGTAAAGATTTAAACGACAATTCAATGAGTGAAGATAAAATTCAAATTTTGAATAATCTTAAAAATCAATCGCAATTCAAAGATACTGACAAATTTAATCAATGGTTTAATGAAAATTTTGAAAAATATCGGTCTGAGGATCCTAATGAACGCGGATACGGTGATTGGTTAAAATCAAATGATAATTTTTTAGATGTAAATGAAAATGTTTCAATGTCAAACATGAATCAAATTTTTGAACAAAAAAAGAAACAAGTTCAATCATTAACTGTTTATAGTGGAATACAAAATGATATGGCTTCTTTTAGAGGTTCGAATTTTAGTTTATTAAATGATGGTGATAATTTTTCATCCGAACATTATACCGATTTGAAACAAGCTTACACTGAAACTGTAATTCCAGTAACATTGGAAGATTATGAAAAAATGCCTAAATTTAATAATTTAGAAGAGTATAAAACCCATAGAGAAAATGTGAATGTTACACCTATAGATATGTTAGAAGCAATGAGATTGCTTGAAAGTCAAGAAAGAAATTCTGAAAAAGAATCACAAGCATTGGCTTACAAATATGCTAAAGAAGCTGAGCGAAACAAGGAAAAACAAAACATGTTTTGGGGAGCATTGAAACAATTGACAGGTTAAAACTACATATATTTTGCTAATACTTTTTGCTTATTTTTTTCTAATACTTTTCTCAAAAGTATATTTAATAATTCATTTTCGGGCCATATGTTTGTAAATCTTTATCTCTTTCTTGTTTATATTTATCTAATAAAGATGAAGTATCATCATTTTTTATTTTATTTCCTTCATTTGTATTTGTATTAGTATTATTCCTTCCTTCATTTGTATTATTTTCGAATTCTTGTGTGTATAATAAATTTTCTGTTGGTTTAGCATAATAATGCATTTGTCTTGTTCCTCCATCTCCTTTTGCGCTCATTTCACTGTCATCTTGGTCTAAAAAACTAAAATGATCCGATACTATTCCACTGCCAAATCCACCAAATGCTGAATATCCATCATCACATTGAGTTGTAACTGGAACAGTATTATTTTTGGTTGCCTTGTTAATTTGTTTAGTTATATTTTTTTGAAAAAAATTCATAATATCATCAACCCCGGAAATTACATTATACTGCTGATTTAAAATTATTAGAGAAGGTACTGCTGTTATATTTTTTGGAATTAGCATTTCTTGACCGTTTGGCAAAATTGCGTACATATTTCCATTTTTACTGACTCTTCCATCAATACAAATAAAATGAACTTGATTTTTCATATCATATTTACTTAATAATTGCAATACCTTGTTCGATGATTTACAATAGTTACTATAATATAAAATAGTACTCATGGCAATTATTGTATAATGTGTTTTTTTATAATTTTTTTTAACTAATTCTAATTAATTTCAACTTTAAAAAATAAAATAAAAATAAATTAGAAAAATATATTTCTTAATGAAATTAATTATAATAAAAAATGTTTTAATAAAAAATTGAAAATTATAATTTAAATAATAGTTAATATCATAACATTATACTAATGCCAAGAATTATTAAAAATCCAAATCAAAATGATGCTACATTAGAATTTACTCTTTCTAATGTTGATGTTGCTTATGCTAATGGAATAAGAAGAACCATCATTGCTGACATTCCGGTTCTCGCATTTAACACGTCTTTAAAAGAAAAAAAAGATGTTGATACTCAACCAGCAAATAATTGCAATATTACGACAAATACTTCACGCCTCAATAATGAGATGATTAAACAAAGATTAAGTTGCATTCCTGTTTGTGTTAATGATACCAAAGAATTTCAAACTATCATGGATAATTGTGTCTTGGAGGTTAATGTTGAAAATAACACTGATGAAATGTTAATTGTCACAACAAAAGATTTTAAAATTAAAGACATTCGTACCGGTAATTATTTTGCGGATAGTGCGCTTCGGGTTATATTTCCGCCTTATATTGACATGATTCACGGACACGAACATTATATACAATTTATTAGACTGAGACCACGCATTTCAGAAGAAATTCCAGGAGAAAAAATTAATTTAACGTGTAAATTTAGTATTGAAACATCTAAAAATGATAGTTCATTTAATGTCGCAGGTACGTGCACATATAAAAGAACGCCTGACAAACATGCTATATTACAACAATTACACCTCAAAGAAGCTGAATTTAAAGAAAAAGGATTGAATGACAAAGAAATTGATTTTGAGAAAAAAAATTGGCAATTGCTTGATGGAATGCGAATTGTTGTTCCCAACTCATTTGATTTTATAATTGAAACCGTTGGAATTTATAGCAATGAACGATTGGTAAATATTGCTTGTAAAATAATAAATTCCGAACTAACCCATATTGAATTAATCTTGAAAAATGAAGACATCGTTATAGAATTATCCAACAATACAAAACCAAATTGTTTCGAAATATATTTTGAAAATTATGATTATACAATTGGAAATATAATTAATCAAGAAATGTACAATTTATTCTTTAATACAGGTGAAATTTATTCAGTTTCTACGAAAAAAACACATCCTCATAATACATACATAACGATGGAAGTATCCATTGTTAGTAACACAAATCCAAAGGAAAATTTAATAAGAATGTTAACCGAATCGTGTAATAGTGCGCGACAAATTATCAAAGAAATTAAAAGCGAAATGGGAAAAATATCAGCGGTTGAATAAATAATGAGTTTAAAGTATTTTAATTTTTTTTAATGAAAATTAAAATAATTAGCATTTTTATTTTTTTATATCTTTATATTTGTATTCATATTCATATTAAATTGATTTTTCTATTTATTTGATGCTTCAATAAAAGTTGGTGAATAACAAATATTTAAATATTCATTCAAAGATTTTATCAAGATTGATGGATGTAATTCATTGATATAATTAATCACGCACGGCTTCGTTACTTTAAATGGAGTGTTATTAATTTTGTGTGAAATGTAAATACCATGAATTTTATAGACATGTTGCTTGTAGCACTTTGGAATGTCATAGCCCCTTTCTTTTTCTATGTGGATTAATTTATAACAAGAATATACATTTTCTGTGAAACAATGAAGTTCATTTCTATACCCATTAAATAAATTATAATTTTCCGGAAAATATTTTAAATACTCTATCATACAACCTGATTGTCTCAATGATAAATAATGATACAACAAATCCGGTTGATTTCCTTTTAATTTGTGTAAATATTCATATTCATCATTTCTTAATTTAGTTCTTTCACCAGTAAACACATTTTTAATTACATATCCCATCGATATACATTTTCTAATATAATGATTATCATTTGATGGAAATAATTTTAAAAAAATAATGTCTTTATATTCGCTAAATAAAAATTTTGTCGGAATTTTGATATCCCAATTAATGGATAATTGATCAGCAATTTCATTTTTATTTTTTACATGAATTGAAATGCTTGAACTCTGACCGGGATTTTGTTCATTTTCGATTTCGTAAACATCAATTAAATATAATGATGGTTTAGTAACAATTTCAATCAATTGATTATATGGATGTTTCATTACAAAACTATAACAATATTTTTTATTTAATGCCTCTTCTAAATTAAATCCAATATATCGACAAGTATCATAAAATATATTACCAAATGAGTATATTGAATTTTTATAAAAATGATTTGTTGCTCCAATATTATTTTTTGTTGCAATTTCCCAAACTTGTGAAACATTATTATAAAAAACATTGATCATTGTTCCTTCAATAAATTCTTCAATTACAATATTTTCAGACATTGGATATTTGTTGCAAAAATTATTAAATGACAATGATTTAGGAGGAGAAAAACAAACTAAATTTCCATTTAAAAAAATTAAAGAACGATGTAACCCAACTGTTTCAACAAGTGTTTTATTTTTATTATAACTTACCAAATATTTTTCTTCATTTTCTTTAGAAAAATCACGAACATTACAGTTTTTTTTTAAATTCTCAACCATATTGGGAGTAAAATTATAATTCAATGTGTAGCTCATTATATAAATTATGTAAAATATATTTATATTAATTTATTAGTTAATTAATATAAATTTAAAAATGCTTTTATTTTTAAATTTCTATAATAAATATAAGAATGTCTGATAGTGATGAAGAATTAATTTTTAATGATGTGAAAAGAAAGACAATTCTTGAAAAAGAAGAAGAAGAACCAGAAGAAGAAGAAAAACAAGAAGAAGAAAAACAAGAAGAAGAATCAGAAGAAAAACAATTAGAACAAGAATTGGAACAAGAAGAAGTTACATTACAACTTGGTGACATTATTGTAATTCAATCCCCCGGAGATTATATTTTAGATAAAAAAATATTTTATGTTGATTATATTGATAAGCAAAAAATTAAAATAATTAATGTTGATGATTTTTCCACAAATAGTATATTAATAAATTCTGATGGGACAATTTCGGATAATAATATAAAATCCATCGCAATTATCAGTTCCAATCCAAACAAGGGATATGCCAGACAAAATAATTTATTGCCAAATACATGGGTTGATATTTTGTTTGGAGGAGATATTCCTGCCATAATAACAGGCCAAATTACAAATTTAGAAGATGATATGATTGAAATAAAAACTATCGACAAAGATGTATTATATATAAATTTTAATTATCAAGGAATTCCCGAAAATTTACCTCCGGTTTCTTTTGAAATTCGAGAAAAACCAACATCTATTAAGGGTACAACTGAAAAAGAAACAACTGAAAAAGGAGAAACTATTAGAGAACCTAAAGAAGACATAAAATCTCAGCGAAATAAATTAAAAGGTGATAATATAATTTTAAACGATAATGATTTTGTTATTGGCGAACTAGTACAAATAGAAGAAATAATCAATGTTGACGATACCATGCGTCGTTATAACATTGAAGAACAAACAAATGATTTTTTTGAGAATTTAGTTTCAACAATTCCAAATAATAAACGCAATTCTACAATTATAAATGAATTTAATATAATTGTTAAGCGTTTTGTTGAACTTCGACAAATGTCATCAATTTTTGACAAATATGGAAATGTTGAAGGACCAATAATTCATAGTGCATCAGATATTCCATTAGCAAATTATTTATCAGAATTTCATAATAAATTATATTGGATTAAATATGGTGTAGTAAATAATCGCGAAATATATGACGGAAATGATAATTCTAGCATAGTAAGAGATGTATCATCAATTGCCAATATTTTTAAACAATATTCCAAAGCAAATGGAGGTATAGATCAAAATAATTATTATAAATTATTCAACACGTTGAACCCATATACAACCCCATTTAATCCAATTAATACAAATGAACATCCGAATGTATTTTCTAAACCTGAAGGTCTTATAATTAGTAGACCAATTACTGATGAAGTATATGCGATTGATAACACAATGAGTAATGTTACATCACAAATATATCGCAGAAATAAAGAAACAAGTAAGCAATATGTAATGCAACAATATAATACTGGGTTAGATTGGTTTGTTATATCTGCCTTGTCAAAAAGTGGAAGAATGGTTGGAAAAAGAGAAAAAATGACTCCAAATGAAATCATCAATGTAAATTCAATTTTTACACTTCCTGAACCCGTCGTAAGATTTTCGCAAATTAATTTGCCAAGTTCGAATTTACTTACAAAATCTAATTTAAATCATTTATTTGTTAATTATTTTCAACTTCTCAATAAAACAAGTCCCACAAAAAATATAATTTTGAATGATTTGGAAAATGTTCCCGATTCGGGAGACTACCTGAGTAATGAAATTAAAAAATTTACATTGAATTTGACTAATTTTGCCGAAAATGATAAAACCACTGATATGACCATATTTCATCAGTTCATAAAACTCATTGTCCCTTCAACATCAATTCTTTTTAATTTAATAAATAAATATATTCGCGGAACTCTATCTCCACAAAATGCCATTTTATATTTAGAACCATTTATGATTTACTCTAACGATTTGACCTTTACACAATATAAAAATATTTCTGAATTTGTAAAAAATAAGATTCGCGAATATAATGATACTTTCGGCAAGTATGAAGAAATATTTAATATGATAAAAAATAAAAATTCAAACGCAAATATATTTACAAGTAATTTATATAATTTATTAAATGATTTGAAACCAGAAAATATAAAACCAACAAAAAATAAAGAACAATCTGTTTGGGTTGAGTTTATGAGTACTAAATATAATAAACCATATTGGAGAAATTCAATAACCCAAGAATCTGTTTGGGTAAAACCCGATGAACTTGAAGAAAAAGATGAAGAACCCGAAATTCAAATTGGATTTTTTAATGAAGACATGAAATCTAAAATAATTGAAATGTATCAATTGTCAGATACTAATATGTCGTCGTCTGAATTTATTACAAAAATTATATCACACGATCACGGAAATTTATTTAATTCATTAATTGCTTACACAAATTTAAAATTAATGTTTTCAAATAAATTAAATAAATTATTTGAGGAAGAAAAAGAATTATTGAAACAAATTATAGAAACTGATAGGGCAAAAAATAGTTGTAAAACATATGTAATCGCAAAAAAATATTATTCATATCAAAAATTAATTGCCGACAATGATATTGATATTTATTTTGATAAAGAATATGATAGTACAAATTATGACATCATTAGCGAAAAATTTCAAACAGAAAAAAATTCAATGAGTAGTGAAGAATTTAATGAATTTTTAATTCGTCAATTGAAAAAAATATATAAATTGACTGATGAAAATGGCTCATATTTAGCGGAAACATTAACGAATGGTTTGAAAAAAGTATTAAATGGTCATTATGCATTATTATCAATTCCAAAAGATGAAATACAAACAATTGCTTATTATGAAAGACAAGATGACATGTGGATTGAAGCTACTGATGATTTAAATTTATCATCATTTGTGAAAGACGATGATGTATTATGTAATATAAATTATGACTGTTTGTATGATACTGCCGAAACAGTAGAAGGAAAATGTCTATCTAATGATGTTAATATAGATAATGCTATTGAAAGACAATTTAAAGGAATTTTGGACCAATTTGATAAAAATTATGAATTTTCGATGGACGATTTAACTGTGTTAATTAAAAATAAAATAATTTTCAATGAAAATAAATTTAATGTATTAACGGGTTACTATAAAAATGAATTTTTAAAATACAATAATAATGCCTATAAACTAGGACAATCATTGAATAAAAATGATATTATCACTGTTGTATCTCCTTATGCTAAATTGCGAGACATGATATTAGGTCAAAATGATTATGCGAAAAAACAGCAAAATATAATTATGTTTATTGATAAATATTGTCGCAAAGGAATTTCTTCCACCATAAATTCAGTGACAAATGAAAACGAATCTGATTGGTGGTTTTATTGCCGTGATACAAATATGCCATTGATCCCATATTTTAGATATGAATTGGCTAAAATATTTCTCGAAAATCCACAAGAATATGAAAATGTATTAAATAAATTAATTAAAGAAATTGGTAAGCAAAGTGATAGCGGTGATTCTTGGGTTGATAAGCATAGTGGTGAAGTTATTTGCAAAATAGATTTTGATTTTTCCGAAGGATTTAAAGACGGATTTGTAAATAAAAGCCGCGAAATAATAGAAACCAGTACAGATGAAATTGTTGCTGAAAATTTAACAAATAAACAATTAGCTTTATCTTTCAAAGCAGATGAAAATACAATTTATTTAAATGATATAATTGTTGTTCTTGAAGGAGCATTAGGGGTTCAATTAAAAGAACATAAAGAATTCATATTAAAAATTGGAACTTCATTGTTACGATTTAAGTCGAGTGATAATGCCGGAATATTACTGACAAGAAAAGAATACACTGAAAAAATGAGTAAAAAAACAGATAAGAAAATACCATCATATGAATTATATTATAGCATGAAAGTTATGTATTTGGCATTGGGATTATTTGCCATTGGATTACAAATAACAATTCCTTCAATCAAAACAAGAAAAATAGCTCCTAGATGTACTAAATCATTTCAAGGATATCCTTTGGGTGATTCCACAGACATTTCATTTGTTAAATACATTGTATGTGCCATTAAACAAAATCGAAGCGACACTGTTCCATGGATAGCAATTGAAAAAAATGACGATAAAATGGTTCCATTAGTAATTAGTAATTTGGATGAATATTTACTTCCTAATATTGAAATAAGGCAAAAAATTATTAAAAAAATAGAATATTTAAATTCAATTCAAAGCAAAGATATTCCTGATGAATATAGTGTTATTAAATGGTCTAATTTTTTACCTCCATTGAGAAAATTTCACATTAAATCTGAAAATAAAAGACCTGTCGACGATAATTTTTTAGAAAATTTAAAAAAAAATATATTAAATAGTGATTCTAAACAACAAGTTCAAATTAATGTCATTCATTCTAAAATTATATACCAATCATTGGCAATTCAAGAAGAAATACAAAAAATAATCGATGAAAAAGAATTAATAATGAAATCATCGAGCACATATCATATGATAAATTCTTGTTGTAACAATGTAACTGATAATATTACATCATTACAATATTTTATTAACGATTCTCCATTGATTGAAAATTATAATAATTATGTCCAAAAGATGAGTGATTATTTGGCATATATAAATAATTTATCTAAATCAGCAATATACGCATCAGATGTTAATACTAAGAGTGTTTTTCCAGAAATTCCCAATATAATTAATGAAGAAAATATATACAGAGCATTTATTACTTATTGTAAATTTAACACCTTAGGGGGATTATCCAAAGATTTGCTTGACATATGTATTGAAAAACCAAACTATACGGGAAAAGGAAGAAGCATTCAAGAGCAAATATTTCAATTGAAAAAAATAGGAAGGGAATATACAGCCGATGATTTTTTAAAATTATACAAAGTTGTTTCAAGAAATAATATAATTTATGTAAATATAAATAAACGCGAATCGACCATAAGTGAATTAAGTAAATTTTTAAATTCTTTAAAATCTAAAAAAATGTTGTATGTCTTATCAGAAAAAATTGTCAAAGAATATTCATTGTTAGCTGATCCAGCAAATTTTTATCAATTATATGAAAATGATACGAATGAAATGAAAAATATAAAAAATCAATTAGAATTAGAAAATGATAAATTATCTTTGGAAATAATTAAATATATAGAATCTAACAAAGGCACTAATTCTAAAAAAACATTCAATTCAATAAAATATTTTATTCAAAATCTTAGATTTTCAAAATGGGAATTTAATGCATCATCAAAAAATACAAAGTCGAATGTAAATAATATTTCAAATGATAAATTATACAATTATAACAAATACATGTCAAACTTTATTGAATTATTTTCAAATACATTTCCTGAGGCAATTGTAAATAAAAAGAAATATACTTTAATATCACATAAATATTGGAAATTAAGTCAATATCACACTGAAATGATTAAAACATCTGTCGAAAAATATTATTCACACTTGAATAAATTTTATAATAATTTGCCATTGGAATCATTTTTATCTTCAATTAGTAAAATTTGCAAAAATATTGTGAAATTATCTAAATTAACACCATCAATGACAAATATAATAAACAATGGGGTATTCAAACATTCATTTGATGAAGAAATGTCGTCTTTTTTGTATGAATATTATTTATTATGTATTTTTAAATCTTATATTTTATTGTCTGAGAGTGAAATTCCATATGTTGATAAATCAGGAGATGAACAAATGTCCGATGTATTGACAAATAAAAAAAATGTGTCTGAATTATTTGTAGTTTATCTTGGATTAATGATTGACTCAAAACACGAAGTAAATATTTCTTACGACATTGTGTTTGATAATGTTTTTAAAAATGTAGAATTTGAGAAAAATTTAGTAACTGATAGATTGGCAAATATGACTCAAGAAGAACGTGATGTCGATACTACTTTGAAAGGATTAAAATTAGGCATGTATGGCATTGGTCAATCAAAAGCCCTGCGATTTTACGATGAAGATCAATTTGAAGAAGATAAAAAACGCAATGAAAAAATTTCAATGTTAGAAAAAAAATCTAAGAAACCATTGGCAGATGATGTAGATTTTGAAGATGATCAATATAATTCGCAAGTGGATGCGGATGAAGCAACTGAATTGATGATGAATGATAATGAGGATTATCAAGATGGAAATCCATATGGAGATGAACCCGATGGTGATGAATATTAATCATATCCTTTAAGAAACGTACAACAAAATATGCTTTTAAGAAAATTATAACAAATATGCTTTTAAAAAAAGTATAACAAAATATGCTTTTAAGAAAATTATAACAAATATGCTTTTAAGAAAATTATAACAAATATGCTTTTAAGAAAATTATAACAAATATGCTTTTAAGAAAATTATAACAAATATGAATAATAATATATTGAATTTTATATTATTATTAAATAGTAATGAATATTAAATTTTATATTCGTCAACATTTGACATTAATGTCTATAATATTATTTTTAGCAATATTCGGATTTATTCAATTCATACAACCAGCATTTTTATATAATAGTGATGGAAGTTTAAGAGATTTTGGAGTAGGATATAAAAACAAAACCATTCTACCCATTTGGTTGTTATCAATTGTTTTAGGAATATTGTCTTATTGTTTTTTAAGATTTTATGTGACATTTTAAGAACAACCAATTATAAAATTATAAAATTATAAAATTATAAAATTATAAAATTATAAAATTATAAAATTATAAAATTATAAAATTATAAAATTATAAAATTATAAAATTATAAAATTATAAAAAGTTAAATTATCCTACTTA